GTCCAACGGCAATGGCTGGTACACCGTGTACGGTGCTGATGGTAATGCTGTTCCCGGAGCATTCCGCAAGAAAGATGCCGAGGCGGAAGTTGCAAAGATGAAGGCTGCCGGTAACGACCAGCTTAGTCAGTCCCTGCAAGACTGATGGCTGAGGTACAGGGAGGCAAGGTTCATCTCAGGCCCAGTAAGTCAACCGATAAGGTCAGGTACAGACTTAATGAGTCCACAGGCGAACCTCATAGCGTAGTCCCTCCACACGCCATGAGATCACTTCTCGCAATAGCCTCCGGCGCACCTGCCGGGGGTTGTTTCGTTGAGGTGGGCGTGTATCAGGGTGGGACTGCTTTTCATCTTGCGAAGATTGCACAGGAGCAAGACAGAAAGATTTACCTTTATGACACCTTCGAGGGTATCCCATACCAGAACGTTGAGAAGGGTGACGGTCATAAAGTTGGCGACTTCGATGACACATCGTTCGAGCAGGTTGTTGAGGTAATACCATACGCTTTCGTTACAAAGGGTCTGTTCCCGGACTCAATCATCCCGATGCCACCGATAGCATTTGCCCATATCGACGTTGATCAATACGACGCTGTTATCAATTCAGTCAGGGCAATCGAGGGCATGATGATGCGAGGTGGTATAATCCTGTTTGACGACTATGGTTGCTTGAAGGGAGCCACCAATGCGGTAACTGAGTTGTATGACGAAGAGCGCATTGAGGTGACGGAGGCTGGTAAAGCATTAGTGAGGTACTGACAAATGGTATGGCGAATTAATGACCCGCAAGGCAATGAGGCTGCCAAGGTCAAATATGATATTGTTCGATGGACTCGCGGCGTAGGGCTCGACCTTGGCTGTGGTCCGTTCAAGGCATGGCCCCACTTCATTGGCGTGGACAACGGGCATCACTGGGGTACACGGGGGGCGGATATCGCTATCCCTGATGCAGCTAACCTGTCGATGTTCGCATCCAACTTCATGAACTTCGTATTCTCCAGTCACCTTCTGGAGCACATGGTTGATGCCAAGGCCGCTCTCAAGGAGTGGTTTCGTGTCATCAAGGTAGGTGGTCACCTCGTACTGTACGTGCCGCATAAGGAGCTTTACCCGAAGTGTGGTGAACTGGGGGCTAATCCCGATCACAAGCACGACTTCGATAACGATGATGTCATCCGCCTTATGGAAGATATTGGTGACTGGGAATTGCTGGTTAACGAGATGCGCAACACCGACAATGGTCCCGGCCAGCACGGCAACGAGTACAGCTTGTATCAGGTGTATCGCAAGAAAGAAGAAGGCCATGGTCACACCTTCCCCTGTGATGAGCCACGACCGGCCAAGACAGCATGTGTGGTTCGTTATGGCGGCATGGGTGATAACTTCCAGACTGCATCCGTTCTGCGCGAGCTGAAGGCGCAGGGATACCACATCACCTACTGCACTTCAGATGTCGGCTTCACCGTACTCAAGGAGAACCCGTACATTGACGAATGGTACGTGCAGGACCGTGGTCAGGTGGGAGACGCTGAGCTGTTTCCGTTCTGGGAGAACCTGAGCAAGCACTACGACAAGTTCATCAACCTGTGTGAGAGTGTCGAAGGCACGCTGTTGCCAATCCCTACCCGTGTCTCATACGGATGGCCTGAATCTATCCGGCGCAAGTATATGAACCGCAACTACGTCGAATGGAACCATGAGCTGGCAGAGGTGCCGTTCAACGGTGCAGACATTCACTTCTATGCTACAGAGAAGGAGCAGAAGGATGCTGCCGGGTTTATCGAGGCTCACCTGAAGGACACCTTCAATATCGGGTATGTGCTTGCAGGCTCTTCCTTGCATAAGATTTTCCCGTATCAGGATGAGGTGATACAGACCGTGCTGCACAAGATTCCCGAGGCCCGGTTCGTGTTGTTTGGTAGCCCACAGGACGTTGCCCTGCAGCATGGCTGGGAGGAAAACGAGAAAGTGCACTGCATTGCTGGTAAAATACCTGTCAGGGAGTCGCTGGCACTGGTTCAGCAGCTCCACTGCGTTGTAGGTCCCGAGACAGGGCTGATGAACTCAGTCTCAATGGAAGAGAGCGTGCATAAGGTGATCTACCTGTCACACTCCTCCCACGAGAACCTGACACGCGACTGGGTGAACACCACCGTGGTGATACCCGATACGACGATGGCTCCATGCTACCCATGTCATAAGCTGCATTACGGCAAAGGCGCATGTCCTATTAACAAGAGAACCGAGGCTCCGGTATGTGCATCAGCCACAGACCCCGAGCAGGTCTTTAATGGGATTATGAAGGCTTATGAAACTTGGAGACATGAGAGAACTGCTGAGGCAGGAGCTTGATGATGAAGCTGCTCCATATCTGTGGAGCGACATCGAGCTTAATGCCTTCCTCGTCGATGCCGAGAATGAGGCGTGCCGTCGTGCACGCCTTCTCGTCGATTCCTCCACTGCTGCTGTCTGCCAGATAAGCATAACGGCAGGCGACGTTACAGCTGGCACCGCATCCTACTCCCTCGACAGCAGGGTAGTCTCAGTTCGCCGGGCCAAGACCAGTGAGCGCACCAAGCCGCTGGCACGTACCACCCGGCTTGAGATGGATGAAATGCGCTCGGGCTGGGATGATGATGTCGGCAGTATCGAGGCATTTCTCACCGAAGACACCGGCAAGATTCTGTTCTGGCGCATCCCTGATGTAACCCAGACCATCAGCATGACCGTCGTTCGTACCCCGCTTGTTGAAATGAACGACGATGAAGACTCCCCAGAAATCCCTTCCCGCTATCACTACTCACTGCTGTACTGGGCAAAGTATCGTGCCTACATGAAGCAGGACACCGAGACCAAGGATGAAAACAAGGCTCTGGAGAATGAGGCTCTGTTCACTGCAGAGTTTGGCCCACGTCGTACCGCGCTCGATGAAGCGTTTGAGATGCAGCACGGCTATGACCCGGTTCATGGGGCATTCTGATGGACATGAAGCGGATAGAGTTCAGCGGATTCAGGGGGCTGGTTAATGCCATCGCCAATGAAGGGTTGTCGCCTTCTGATCTCATCACCGGGCTGAATATCGACATCGATGATGACCACCGACTCCTTCGCCGGTCAGGCTCCACGCTTCTGGTAAGTGCCACCGCGCACTCGCTCTGGGCAGAAGGAGATATCTGTTTGTACGTTGATTCAGGCGTGCTCAAGCAGCTCAATGCCGACTACTCCACCCGGACCATCCGCTCTGGCATGGGAGACACCGAGGTGAGCTATACACGTATCGGTGAGAACGTGTACTACTCGAACGAGGACGTGAGCGGCGTTTTCAGCGCCGGTATCAGTCGCAGCTGGGGATTGACCGTGCCAAGTGCTCCGGGGCTCTCAGCAGGGGCAGGTGGGCTTCCTGACGGCGACTATCAGGTCATCCTCACTCATGTGCGCTCAGATGGTCAGGAATCAGGCTCAAGCGAACCCACACGTATCACAGTGAGCGATGGGGGTAGTATTACTGTCACGCTCGTGGAGCCGACCGATACTGACGTGGACTTCATCAACATCTATGCCACGCCACCGGACGGAGGCGAGTTCTACCTCGTTACGACCGTCGATGCCACTGCCTCCAGTTACACTATCAACAGCGAAATCCACGACTGGATACTGCCTCTCGATACCCAGTACCTGAGACCTCCACCGCTGGCCCATATCGTTGCCCAGCATGGTGGTTATATCCTACTGGCTGTAGGTCCCTACCTGTTCAACTCCGAGCCGCTGAGCCCGGAGCTTTTTGATCTGAGGAAGTACACCCCGTTTCCGAGTAAGATCACCATGATTGCTGTGGTGAACGACGGTGTGTATATCGGCACCAATGATCAGACCATATTCCTGCAGGGCAAAGACCCTACCGAGCTGGAGTTCTACGGTCTCGATAATCACGGTGTCATTGAAGGCACGTTGTCATACGTCAAGCCTGAAAAGCTGGGTGGCTTTGACAAGGTGCGAGATGAGTTGGTTCCTGTGTGGACTTCACCTGAAGGCATTTATGTCGGGTTGCCCGGTGGCAATATGGTGAATCTTACCGGGAACCGTTTTAAGTTCGATGGGCTTGCAGAGCGCGGCACATCGCTCGTGGCTAGGCATCATAATGCCGATCAATACATCACAATCGTGAAGGAGAAGTAACATGGCACTGCGACTGTCTACTGCGCTTCGCAACTACCTGAATCAGGATGGTTCGTTGAAGCAGGCATTTAAGGGTGGTGTGCTCGAAATCTACAGTGGCTCTCAGCCTGCAAATGCTGACGCTGCTGTGACCGGCACACTGTTGGCTACCATTACCGACGCATCCGGCGCTCACACAAATGAGACTCGTGCTACCGGTTCCGTGCAGATCACCGCAGGTGCTGCCGGTTCAATCGATTCCATTACGGTGAAGATGGCCGGTGCAACTGGCAATGCTCTGGAGTTGCTGTCTGCTGCCGTGCCTTACAACACGTCTATCAATCAGACTGCATCCGATGTTGCCGACAACATCAATGCACATTTCAACTATCTTGGCATTGAAGCGAGCGCATCCACCGATACTATTACGTTGACCGCTCCTCGCACTGCAGGCACCGACTTTAACGGCATGGTCGTTACCTCTACCGCAACTACGCTGACCACCTCTGACAGCAACTTCTCAAGTGGCGTGGATTCCGCGAATGGTCTGGACTTTGGTGAGGCTGCTTCAGGCATCCTGTCCAAGCTGTCCAGTCAGACATGGAGCGGCGTTGCCGGTGCTACTGGTACTGCAGGGTGGTTCCGTCTG